CATAGGCATGGCCCAAGGCAGGTCTGCTGTGGGCAAATCTATTTTGTTTTCTGTATGGTAACCAAGACATCTTACTCTAACTCGGCCAAGATGTTTAGGGTCTGTACGATCCTCTACTACACCTACGAACCAAATGAAACCGTCTTGTCCTAAAAAGTTTTGCATAATCGCTTAAAAATTCCTATAAATGACCGTATCATATCCAGTCAAGCTATTGTTTTTATCCATATTTATTTGATCTGCGTAGGCGTCCGCCGTGCGTAGCACTACTCTATGGCCTCCATCGTGTATATCTTCTTTCATATGTCTTTCAGTATATATGAGTCTATTTCTCATTGGTTCTGTCGTTTCTGGCGTTGTATATGTCACCTTTTCTTAGCATATATTCAAATTGTCTTTGATTTTCTGCCCATTGATCTCTCGTAAGGCCTGAAGAACCCATAGTCCTATGATCTATTGCAAAGAGTCTGGAAAATTTTTCTAAAACTCGAAGTAAGGCTTTCAGTAGGTCTCTAAAATGTCTCATAGTTGCGTTTTCTCCTAGACGTATTCTGTGTTATCATACAGGTTGACTGGCATACCCTCGTTATCACTTGTAATCTTTAATGGTCCTGTGTCTTCTAATTGACCCTTGCCATATGTCTCTTTTACGCAAGTATATAGGGATTGATGTGTAGTTTCTTCAAAGTTAAATTTATGTCTCACATCCGTTATTAGCCACCGCCCAGACAGGTTCTTATCGTATTGTGTTGATTTGACTTCAGATTTACCAGCGCCTGGCCTAGGCAAGTTAACTCGTATTATGTGACCTGCGTTTAGGTGTGTATTACCATGTGCTGTTAGTTGTAATTGTATGGTCTTCATTATCTCAAGCGCCATCTGTCTTTTTTGTACTGATTCGTTAGTTCTATAACCCTTATCCATATTAGTGTTGTGTATCTCTGCTGTATCACTTGTAACCATAATTCTAGCGTCAGCATAGTCTGTAATATACTTGTATGCTGATCTGCTAAATGATTCACTATCAGCAGTTTCTAAATCATTAGGATCGTAGTGTGTTTTAGGTGCAAGACCATTATATTCAACCGTGTCTATCATTTCTTCACCTTTTTCTAAATGAGGTAAGGTTCTAAAGTCATCTATGTAATTATGTTTATGTGTATTAAATGTTTTGTTATATGCGTCATATGAGATTAACTTAGAAGCAAACGTGCCTGTTCTCTGCATACGAATAAGGTCAGGCATATCTGATAGTTCAAACTTTAGAGCATGTCTCATCTGTTTTAATGGTATCTCATTTCTCATATTAGTGCTTGACATACCAGGGTTTGAGCAGAAAAACTCAAACATCTCAGGCACAGGTTTAAGTGTTGCTCTGCCATCTGAACCTGCTCTAACATTGAAATAGAAAGAGTCTAAACTTCTAAAATGAAACCCTTGTCCGTTCTCATAAAATACATAACCTGGCAGTGAGCTTGTCTTAGGTTGTGCCCTACTTGCTATCATGTTTATGACATCAACAGGTCTTTTGTTAGGTGCAACAAATTTAAAATTGTTTTTAGTAGGTTGTATATAGCATTTCTTTTTGCTGTTAAGACCAAATGACTTCTTAAATAAATCTGCAATTGCCTCATCATAAGGACCATCAAAAGCACGACTTACTCTTACGTTCTGGTTTCGTATCATCTCTGGTGAACAGAAATTAAGCGTGACCATTTGTGTATTATCTGATAATGGTTTCTTAGTACCTATCTTGTACACAGCCATACGAACATTTGTAAAGTTGTACCCACCATAATCATGGAATGTTTTTGTACCTGGTTTAGTTGTTGATGTTGTTGGGTCTCTGTATGCTGAACGGATAGGTGTTCTTATTTTAAAATCAAGGTATTCTGAACCTTGTATAGGTAAACTATCTAATAGGTTAAAGTCATCTCTAAACGTAAGGTCGCCTGTTAGAAAGTTATTGAACAAACTTTCGTATATGTTCATCTCTAACACAGCAGATTTGATACCTGCTATCTTACCTGTCAACGATATTAATGCTATCTCTGAACACTTGAATTGACCAGGATATTGTATATCACTTTTTTCGTAGTCAGTTGATGGCATGTTACCTCACTAGTTTAGCAAATTCTTCTACAAATGCTGATATGAAATCTGGTCTAACAACCTTTATTGTTGATAGGTTATCCTGTCTTCTTCTTTCGTATTCGTAATTAGAAACGGTTGTTGCACCTACCGTGTCACTATCTACCTCAATCAAGTGTGAATTATCTAAACTTGTTGTAGGGCCACTTGATTGTGTGACTTCATAATGATGTACAGCAAGTGGGTTTGTGTATTTTGCATTTACATATTCTTCAAATTGTTGCTCACTTAACGGCCACTCATAAAATCTATCTCTAATATTATTCATTAATAATATTGTCCAGTAATAGTCAACCGTGTCATATAATCTGTATGATACAATCTCTGGTGACTCACCAAACTTGACCTGATACTTGTCAAATAATGATACATCATTTTTTATACCATCTCTGACCTTGACTCGTTTTAGTATATTAGTGACTAGTTTAGGATTACCATTACCTACTGCGTCATAATACATCTTAGGAAAGTATGTGAAATATTGTGCCATTACCCAAATCCTTTTCTTTCAGCAGTTGTTAATGTGCTTTTTTGTGTGTTATTAAATCTTCTTCTATCAACAAGTTCTAGTTCTTGGAAAGTTAAGGTCACATTTGTTTGTATTGGTGGGGCACCTGTTTCATCTGCTCTAAACGTAGCAAACTTTTCACCTGCACCGTAATCTATTTTCATGTCTGTTAAAGCACAAAATGTAATATGGTTTAGATAATCGTTATTCTTACCTCTGTACATGTACCTGATTGTAAATTCTGATGGCACTCTAAATGCCAATGGCGCACCCTCACCTAATTTCTCAGGCAACATATGAAAAGCAAACGTGTCTAATATTTTTTTGTTCTCTCTTGCTTCATCTCTGTTTCTAGGTGTCATCTTAAAACTATAACTAAAAGTTCTAAAGTCTATGCCTTGAAACATCATCTCCTGCATAGGTGCGGCTGCAAGACCTGTTTTTCTTTGTAATAATGCGTTTAATCCTTGTGCTGTTGTAAGTGAACCAAAGTTCAATACAGGTTCTATAAACTTAGCAAACTGCATACCTAGACCTTTACCTACCTCTGCGCCTGTCATTGTGCCTTTGTTAAGATCACCTAATGAAGCGCCAGCTGCAACTGCAAGACCTATCTCTGCGCCTTCGTAGTTCGCTTTGTAATTAACTGATATGTCGTCTGGCATGTATAATACAATCGAGTCTTTTATCTGTTGTATTCTTTTACCTACGTTCAATGTATTACCCATAACACTCATACTAGTTTGAGCGTCAAAAAATCTTTCACTTGTAAACTTAGCGTCATATGTGCCTAGATTACCTGATACATTTGAGTCATCTGCTGGTAGGTCTGATTGTGAATCTGTTCTGGCATAGATATTGAATATCATGTAATGGCCATTCTTACTACCTACATCTAAAGGATATTTTAGTACATGGTTTGTTTTGTTAAAATTAGTTGATAATTTAGACGCATTACCTTCCTGCATACGGTTGATTGCGTCAACACCTGACTTGACCTTTTCGCCTATAAAACCTGTTGATTTATCGTCTGCCATTTAACTATTTATTCCTTTAAAATACATCCTGTATATCAATAACCGTTTTGTCTGTATTCTTATTTGACATGTGAGGCAATATTGCTTCACTCTTTGCCATGTTGTTATTACTTACGTTGCTGACATTATAATTTTGAGTTGTATTTACAGGATGATCTTCAAAATATTTTTTTCTAATATTAGCAGCGTCAGCGTCAATCTGATCTTTTAGAGAGTTACCTTGAACAACAGATTTAGGCATACTCTGTACATCATTACCTATATCGTAGGTACCTTCATCTAAATTATTAACACCTGTATCATCACCACCTGCAAGTCTATTTGCCATTTTCTTTTTATCTACAAGACCAAAGGTTAGACCTGATAAGAACCCAGCAAAACCTGCTGACGCCTTATCTCTAAATGTTAAATCACCTTCGTCCTTGTCTAGTAATTCATCTGCATTTGCAACGCCTGTAGCAGCGTCAAATATACTTAATGCAGCTGCAAGTGGTAAGAATACCCTACCTGCACCTCTGACAACACCTTTACCAAACTTCTTAGCAATGTCCATACCTTTCTTTTTATTCTTCATCGGCATGTTAGATTTTTTCTTTTTTAATTTGTCTTCGGTCTGACCTGTGTTGGCGACATTTGTTTTAGCACCTGTTGTTGCTGGTTTTTTACTAAAAGGATTAATCTTACTAAATGCACTTGATAATGATGTGCCTAATGTTGCAAGACCTGTTGTAAAAGCTGCACCTATACCACCAATTGCTGTACCTAATATACCACCTAAACCTGTCAAGGCAGCAAGAGGTAATAGACCAGTCATCATGTTAGAGAAGAACCCACCGTTCTTATCGTTTTGTTCCTCTGTTTCATTAACTAATTTTTTGACGTTCTCGTTTGTTTCGTAGGTACTTTCAGCAATCATTTCAAAGATACCTTTTGTTTCTTTGTCTGCTGTTGCTTTTTCTTTTGCAAGTTCTTCGCCTACTGAGGCAGAAATATTACCACTTGATTTCTCTATACCTTTTTGTGTACCTTTAGGTCTTACTTCAGGTGTTTCTTCTATGAGGTCTGCTGTGCCATCAATATCATCTGTTGCAAGTGAGTCTTCAATGCCTCGTCTTGCTTCTCTGGATGCTTCTCTTTGTTTTGTTCTCTCTGCACTTCTTAATTCTTGTTCACCTGCCTCTTGTCTTTCAATCTTTCTTTTGATAAGACCACCTACAATCGGTATATTACCAAACAATCTATCTGCAATCTTAATAGGTTTAAATTGTTTTATAAAATCTCTAAATGCAAGTCTTGTTCTTAATAAAGGTCCTGTCACGCTGTTTAGTTCTCTCAATACAGGATCAATTACCTTTGAGATGTATATTGCTTCTTTCTCTGAAAATCTATCTTTCTTAACAGAGCCAGGCAATTCTTTTAAAAGAACATTGTATTTACCTAATAGTTCTTTTATGTTCTTATATGGTTCACTTGCGTCAGCAATACCATCTAGTTCATTTGTAAAATTTTGTACAACACTTACTGCTGAATTAGATATACCTTCACGCTTAAAGAATTGTTGACCAAAACCTTCATCTTTTTGTATCTGCAAAGCATAGTTTTGTGTCGCTTCAGCAATAGAGATTACCTCTTTTTGCTTCTTTTCTTTTTGCTCTTTTAATAGACTTTTAAAATCTTGCCTGTCTGCCATTTAATTAATCTTTGTTTTTAATTTTAGTTGCCTTGCCATTAACATATATCGCAAACCACCCAGCGCCTGCCCCTACAACAACTGATACAAGCCCAGCCTGTGCATTGTTAGGTGCTTCTAGTGCCATAAACCAAGTTATAACTTCCATAAATGCCCAACCATAGGCAACCATCATAAGTCTTGGTACCATTCTATAATTTGATATTAATTCTGGTATTTCTATTTCTATGAAATGCCACAATTGTTTAACAGCATATTTGAAACCATTCCAACCACTATTTAAAAAATTATTAATGTTCCACATATTGTTATCCTCTCCTTGAGCGTTCTTGCTCTCTAATTTTGTCGTTCTCTTCCTTGATGTGTTGTATCAACATATCAACGTATATCTCCCTTTCCCACGGTAACATCATCTCTAACTCTGTTAATGAATATTTATGATGGTGCATTAACAAAAAGTTCACCCTATAATAATTTTCAAGGCTTTCGTGTGAAAGGGTAATTAAAAAAAATCAGATGTACCAGTTAAATTCATCTCAAAATCTTTACCTGTTTTAGGGTTCTGATATTTGATATTATGTCTAACTCGTGGCATTGTATCAAAGAAAGTCTGTACCTTAGTAAATTGAGCCTGTGTCATGTTGTTTACAAATTCTTCAAGTTCTTTATCGCTGATGTTGTTTCTGTCATAAACCTCATCACCTTTATAGATTGTTTGTATAGAATCTTGTACTAACTTAAATGACAAAGCAGTTGTTGATTCAGGCACGTTTTGAAACGTATTAATAGTAGGGTAATTCATAATAACACCATAACCAGGTTCAAACTCTATTTTGTTTGTGTGGTCTTTTGGCATGTCTACCTCTATCTTATCAATATTAATTTCCTTTTCAACAATTTCTTTTTCATCATCTGGACATTTTATTCTCAATTTAACCGTTTCACCGACTGACTTTGCTCTGACCTTTAAATACAAGTATTCAAAATCATAGATAGGTAATTTTGCAATATCTAAATCAGAAACTATACATGATTGCATAGTGTCTGTCACTGCTTGTCCTATCTCCTTGTCATTCTCACTCTCCATAGCCATCAACATTACCTTTTGCTCTTTTACAAGAAAAGGTCTGTATGTTATAGTTTGACCTGTTGAGGGAAGTTTACAAGTATAATTCGGTACTTCGTTTAATGGTAAAGCCATAATGTTTCACTCCTTTGTTAATTATTTAAAAAAATGGGGGAAATACTTTTCCTCCAAATATTCTTCCTATCGGGAATCTTGTCTTAACTTGTTGTATTACATCTCTTCCCGCTCTTCTTAATTCAGGTGGTAACTTACTTATAAGACCACCAAAGATACCGCCAAACTTAGGATCTTTTATAGTTCCTACGCCATCAATGTCGCCAGACTCTTGTCCCATTTCATGGTCATGTAGAGTAGCACCTGATTTCCAATATCTGTAATTAAATGTTATTGATTGTTTAGCAAACTGATTAGCAGCACCGTATGATAGTTCTACTGAACCTATTGTTTTAGGATATACCTCTATCATCTCACAATAATATCCTGATAGTGATAATCTTGCTAATGCTCCTGCGGCTGCATTTGTAGCAGGAAATTGTGTATTACTAGGCGCAGCTTCATTTCTATTTTCATGTAAAGGATAAATGAATATTCTACCGATATATTCATCATAGAAATTAGCGTTAAATGTTCTTTCGTTTATGATAAGGTTTTGCCACGCTTCAAATATTGTACGTTCTTGTAATTCTGAATCAAGCATGAATTGTAGTGTTATAGGTGCAAACTCTAAACCTCTGCCTATTTTTCTTTCTGGCCCATACGTGCCACCTACATCTGCGTCTTGTATTGTACGTTCAGGTAATTGAGCGTCTGAACAGAAAAAATATAATCTATCTTTAATCGTATTTCTAGTTGACCGTAAGAAGTCAGCATCCATATTGTATTCTGTAAATTCATTTTGTATATCAATGTCATCTCTTACTGCCTGAGGAAATTCTATAGCAACAAAGTATTTTGCTGGTCTGTACAAACCCTCGGCACCTGAGATCATACTTCTAAATCTGTTTACACTTGTTTGAGGATTTGCTTTTTGTGCTAATCTCTTTCTTGCTTTTTTAGGATCAAAACCTTTATCTCTAGGCAGACCTATTCTAATATCAAATGGTCCTGGTATTGGTAATCGTTGTCTAATTATTGCCATTAGATAAATCTCCTACTATCTGCATATACTTTTGCCTCTGAAGCCTTTTTAAATCTTTGTACAGGTAAATATATTGCTGTTGCAGCCTCGTCAGCATTTATTCTTAAAAAACCTGTCTGAACATATGGGTACAAATACTTTTTGATTGTGGGTTTAACTATATTTAAATTTTTAACATCTGTATAGGTCACATCAAACTTTGTGTTATTATCAAATCTTTTATCAGTTGCTTTTGCCTGCATACGTTCTAATAATCTTGTTCTTAATAATGGTGGCAGATAATGAAAATTCATACCTATAAAACCACCTGGTATTGCCTCTAAAGGCAATACTAATGGAAACACGTCATAGTAAGGTAATGTTTTTCTTAATTTAGGATTGTACCCAAATAGATTTAGTCTACCTACACTAGGTCGTCTTGCTAGTTTGCCTTGTCTAAACAATTCTCTAGCAGTAGTACCACTTGCTATTCTATTAACTTGTCCTCTGTACCAGTTATTAGAACGGTCAGTATCTCCTGCCTTCATTTTTATCGTGTCAAATACACTTGCCATACTACTATTTATGATGATTTAAAAGGTCTTTAGATGATCTTCGGTGAGTATTTTAAACGTCATATTGTGCTTTTTACAGAAAGCAAATGCTGTTGACCATTTACGTCTATTTGTTTCATATGTTAATAATGACTTCTTAAAATACGCTGATTTAATCTTACCAGGTTGTGGTTTTCTAGTCTGATATTTTGGTTTAATTTCTACTATAAACTTTTTGTATGTGCCGTTAGGTTGTCTGATCTTCATGTAGAAGTCAGGAAAATATCTATGTGGTTTGTTATCAACGCCTCTGTAAGGTATAAAAAGTTCTTCACTACCCCATTCTACAATCTGTCTGGTCTTATCACAATAGACCATAAATCGTTTCTCCCAACTAGACCTGTAGGTTATGTTCTTTACGTTGCCTTTGTATTTCTGTGGATTAAGTGGCTTGAATAAGCCTTTATATGCTCGTCTATCAATATTAGGTAATCTTTTAAACTTCATTGTGGTGTGGGTAGCCCGAAGGCTACCCGTTTGAGAAAGTGAGAGAGATAGATATTAGGAATCGTCTTCAGCTAATTTACTAAAATACGACAGATCATCTCCATCGTTAGACGTTTCCTCTTTCTCTACGGCACCGTTAGAAGACTTTGGTATGTCATTGCTGACAGGTGGGAGGTCAATGTCTTCTACGGACTCCGTACTTCTTGTTCCAGTAAGAACCTTATTCAGTTTCTCTTTGAGTTCATCATAAGATTTAAAATTACTTGGATCAACGAAGGCCTTTAGAGCGTATTGAGATTTCCAGATTTGATCAATCTCATCATCGGTAGGTTTTAATCTACTAACTGGCTCAAATTCAGATTTATCATAGTTCCAATAACCATCTACTTTTCTGATTTTTAATTTGAAGTTAGCACCTTCCCAAAAATCAAATGGGTTTACTGCCTTCTCATCTTCAAAGTGAGGGTTCATCGCTTCTGATAACTTGTCAAAGATTTTCTTACCATATTTGAATAAAAATATTTTGCCTTCGTTCTCAGGATGTTTAGGATCGCTGACAACATAGATGTTAGAATAGTAAGATAATTTTCTTTTTCTTTTTCTAGCAATCTCTTTGTCTGCTTCTATGCCTGTATTCCACAATCTAGTGTTTTCTTCACTAACAGGATCTTTTTGACTTAATGTTGTTAAAGAGTTTTCAATATACCATTGACCACCTGGTCCTTGAAACGCATGATTCCAGACTCTTTGCCATGGCATATCTTCGCCTTCTACAGCAGGTAAGAATCTTAATACTGCGTAACCATTACCTGACTTGTCAAGTTCTGGTTTCCATAACCTATCATCTTGGTATGATTTTTTCTTATCTGGTTGTTCGATTGATTTTTCTAACTGTTTTGTTAAGATGTCAAAGTTAGATTTTGACTTTTTTAGATTTTCTAATGCACTTGTCATTTGTATGTATCCTTTGTATGTATTGTTGTATGTATTAATTTAAATATTATAGTATTATTTATGCTTCTTTTT